AGATAATGATGAATTTTTTAAAGTTTCAAGAGAAATACTGAAAGGAAGTACCTTAGGTAAAGAAATTATAAGTAATATGGTTGATCAGATTATTCAGGATTTACAGAGTGAAGATTATGAAGAGGACCAATATAATAGAGAATATGGAGACGATGATGATGATGATGGACTCGGAGGATTCTTAGGGTCATTAGGGATTACATTTTCTCCTGAAGACGATAATTAAATAACACAAATTATAAGAAAGTGGTCAATAGACCACTTTTTTTGTATTTATTGGATATGGATAAACAGAAACTCATACAGTTAAAAGAATATGCTAAGATCATTAAGGACACTCCTTATGCTCTTAAAACATATTTACAGACATTTGACAATACTCAAAAGAAATATGTGCCATTAGAGTTATTCCCCGATCAAATTGAACTTATACATGATTACGATAATTATAACGAAAACATTACACGTAAGTACAGACAAGCGGGTGTATCTACAGTAACCGCGGCTTGGTTATCTAAAAGAATCCAAACCGCAAAACCAACTAACCCCGAGAGAATTCTAATTATTGCCAACAAACGTGATACTGCGATTGAGATGGCTAATAAGGTTCGTGGTTTTTTAGATCAATGGCCCGAATGGATGAATGTTGGATTTTCACCTGATAAAAACTCAGAGAGTCGTTTTAGAATGAATAACGGATGTGAAGTTAAAGCGGTTGCAACCTCAGCGGATGCACTTCGTGGATACACACCTACCGTGTTGATATTTGATGAAGCCGCGTATATTGATGCTGGTGAAGATTTTTGGGGTGCGTGTATGGCATCGTTATCTACGGGTGGTAAGGTTATACTTATTTCAACACCTAACGGTTATGATCCAATATATTATGGAGTATACGACCAAGCACTAAGAAAAATGAATGATTTTAAAATTACCGATTTAAGGTGGTTTAAAGATCCTCGTTATGCTGGTGACCTTAAATGGTTAAAGGTGGATGATATCATACATTACATGTTAAATAGAGAGCAATATGTTGATGAGGATATCACACTTAATGAAGGTTGGGATCGATACGAAGAATTACATGAATTAGGTTACAAACCCTATTCTCATTGGTTTGAGAATATGGCAAAGAAATTTAAGTACGATAAGAGAAAAATTGCACAGGAATTAGAATGTGATTTCTTAGGTTCGGGTGATGGTGTTATATCAAATACTATACAAGAGAAGATTAGGAAAACAATGATTACCGAACCAATTGAAAAATATATGCAAGGAACATTGTGGGTTTGGAAAGAACCTGTAATGGGACATCGTTATATTATGGGTGTTGACGTTTCTCGTGGTGATAGTGCTGATGCATCTTCAATATGTATTATTGATTTTGATGAGGGTGAACAAGTATTAGAATATGTTGGTATGATACCACCTGATGATTTAGCGTCTATTGTTTATAAATGGGGAACACTATATAATGCGTTCGTAGCAACTGATATAACAGGTGGTATGGGTATTGCAACATCTCGTAAATTACAGGAGTTAGGTTACAAAGACCAATACATTGATGGTGTTAACTCACAAAACAAGTGGGAGTACAATAAAAAGGCGCAGGAGAAGATACCTGGTATCAGTTTTAATAATAAGAGAACTCAGATTGTTGCAAGTTTTGAAGAGAACTTAAGACATGGTTTTAAAGTAAAATCATCGCGTCTTTTAAATGAATTGAATACATTTGTTTACGTTAATGGTAGACCTGATCACATGAAAGGTGCACATGATGACGCTATTATGGCGATGTCAATTGCGATGTATGTTGGAGATATTTGTTTTACACAGTTAAAACGTAACGACACAGCAAACAAAGCAATGTTAGATTCGTGGGTATTTAGTGAAAGGACTTATGATACTCAAAAGTCGTTTTACTCCTATGGCACTGCGTTTGACGCGATTGGTTCTATGAGTACTGACCCGTCACCATACCCGATCGGACAGAAAGATGCGAGTAAGGAACAGTACATGGAACATAATTGGTTATTTGGTAAATCAACATATAGATCAAGATAACTTTATTTACTAATATATTTTCCTTATATTATAAAGTATAATATTTATTAATATGGCAAACAAAAACTTAACAGTTTATCAAAGGTTAACAAAGGTGTTCGGATTTCAAAATGATGTCCCTAATCCACCGCAATATCGTTTCGACAAAGATACTCTGTTAAAAACAGACAGTAAAGAGGACTACGAAAGAGAGTTACTCCAAGCAAAACAATCAACATACGTTGCCGACAAGTGGGCCAAGATGGACCAATCACTATATAACCAATCGGTTTATTACGAACCAAATAGATTGGCCGCATATTATGATTACGAATCAATGGAGTTCACACCTGAGATATCTGCATCGTTAGATATCTATTCTGAAGAGTCAACAACCCTTTCAGAAAAAGGAGAAATTCTAACAATATACTCCGAATCAAAAAGAGTAAGTAACATCTTAGAAGACTTATTTAAAAACGTACTCGACATTAACACAAACTTACAGATGTGGTGTAGAGGAGTTGCCAAGTACGGTGACAACTTCGTATATCTAAAGATTGACCCATCAAAAGGAATCGTTGGATGTCAACAGTTACCTAACATTGAAATTGAAAGACATGAAGGTGCTGCGTCTCACGTACACAAAGCCGAGACACCTGTAAACATGAAAACACGTGAATTACGTTTTGCATGGAAAAATAAGGATATGGAATTCCAAGCATGGGAAGTTGCACATTTCAGATTATTAGGTGATGATAGAAAGTTACCATATGGTACATCAATGTTGGATAAGGTAAGACGTATATGGAAACAACTACTTCTTGCAGAAGATGCGATGTTAATCTATAGAACTTCAAGAGCACCCGAAAGAAGAGTGTTTAAAGTGTTCGTAGGTAACATGGACGATAAGGATATTGAAGCATATGTACAACGTGTGGCAAACAAATTCAAAAGAGATCAAGTAGTTGATCCTGCGAATGGACAAGTTGATATGAGATACAACCAAATGGCGGTAGATCAAGATTATTTTATACCTGTAAGGGATCCATCTCAAACAAATCCAATTGAAACATTACCAGGAGCACAGAACTTAGGTGAGATTGCGGATATTGAGTACATTCAAAAGAAATTATTAGCAGCACTAAGAATACCAAAGGCGTTCTTAGGGTTTGAGGAAATTGTTGGTGATGGTAAAACATTAGCATTAATGGACATACGTTTTGCAAGGACGATTAATAGAATACAGAAGTCACTTGTTCAAGAGTTAAATAAAATTGCATTAGTACATTTATATCTTTTAGGTTTAGAAGATGAACTTACTAATTTTACATTATCATTAACTAATCCATCCGCACAATCTGATTTATTAAGGATTGAACAATGGAAAGAGAAGATTACGTTATATAAAGATGCTACTTCTGATCAATCTCAGATTGGTATCCAACCAGTGTCACACACATGGGGTAAGAAGAATATTCTTGGTATGAGTGATAATGACGTTGTACTTGATTTACAACAACAAAGACTTGAAAGAGCACTTGGTGCTGAATTAGGTATCACACAAAACATTATCAAGAGAACTGGTGTGTTTGATGAGGTAGATAAGAAGTACGGTATCCCTGAAAAGGATAGACAAGCAATGGACGCTTCAATGACACCTGAGGATGGTGGTGGAGATGATATGGGTGGAGCTCCTCCTATGGGTGGTGCAGACGCACCTCCAATGGATGATGCACCATTAAGTGAAGACAAGAAAAAAAGTAAATCTACATTAACGGAAAGTAAGAAATCTAAAATATTGGGTATGTTAGGTGATGAAACAAAAGATTTTGATGATCTTTTTGATATCGATAAGGCTCAACGCAATATTTATGAGGTAGAGAATAAACTCAATGACATATTAAAAGAATAATTATGACGACATTTGGACATATAAAAAACAAAGTTCTAAACAAACTATCTAACTCTTATGGTAAGGGTGAATTTAAAACTAACCTGAAGGAACACTTCAAACCAATAATGGAGAATGACATTTTAAAAGAAATGTACTCCCTTTATGAGGAATTAGAAACAAAAACGTTTGACGATAAAGAAACTGCACAGTTATATGTGGAAGAACTATCTAAAGTTTTAAAAGAAAGACATTCTGAGGTAAGTACTGTACTTAACCAAATGAACGAATCATTAATTGATACTAACGTTGAATCAAATAAGTTGTATGAGTCTTTAGATAGACTCTCAACAGAAGATAAGTTAGGTAATATTTCTGAAAAGGTTATTGCTAAAAAATTCTTGGTTGAACATTTAACAACAAGTAAAGTGTCGGATACTCTAAAAGTAGAAACGGGAGTAAATGAAAGTTTACTAAACTCTGTATTGACAAACAACTTCAACATTAGTTTTGATAAAACATTAAGTGAAGAAGATAAAACTAAATTAAAAGGTATACTCTCAATAACTAATGAGGACTTAAATACTAAATTTGGTGAATTAAAAGAATCAATAAACGGTACTTTAGATTCCTTAGTTGAGTCGGACAATGGATTTACATCTAAGTCTGATGAGGTAAAAAAGGAAATAAACGAAATGACACAAACGAAATACAACTTATATCGTTTAGAAGAATTATTAGAGAACTTAAATTAGATTTCCTTGACGGTTGCTACCTTAGAGGTGTAAACCTTCACTTTTGAAATATCATAATCAATCGTGGAGGTTTTTTATTGCTCCTTATCTTTTATTTTTTGAATATACACCGCCTTTTGTTTTTGTAATCTTTTACTAACTGAAGGTTTTATGTGTTGTTTCTTATTCCTAAGTGAATTTAATTGTTTCACATTCTTTACTTTACGACGTAATTTCTTGATCGCTTGATCGATGTTGTTGTTCGTTACTTTTATTATTAGCATATTTTGATATATACATAAATATAATAAAAAAATTTGTTATTCCAAATTTAAATGTGTATATTTTAGTAACACCATAATTAAGAATAAACATGTTAAATGAAATTAGGAAGATTTATTCCTTTAGGTACTTACAAAGATGTTAAAATTGGATACGGAACTATAAATCACAAAGATTTAAAGACTATATATTTAAAATTAAATTCTTGGATCGAACCTGATGAGGAATGTACGGATTACGACGCAGTAGTTAGGTCATCAAGAAATGACATAAAAAGATTAATAAGTGGATTGAACAGTGATTCATTCCGACCACAGTCTATTGTTGATTTAGACATTAGAACTAAAGGTATAAAAAAAGAAAAGAGATCGTTTATGAATTTAGAATGTACATTATATGTTCTAAAAGACTTATCAATTAAAAGCGACGATCTTAAATTGTATATGAAATCACTTATGGTTGGAATAATCGACGAGTGTTTAAATAACGATTTATTGTATAATTTTCACAAAAATAAAAAATAACTTCGATACCGATGTATTTATAGTAATAAAACTATTCATACATGAAAGTATTAGGTCCAAAAGAAACAGGTACAGGAATCCTCATCGAATACGATGCGGGTTTTGTGTCTCCTGATGAAAATAAAACAGTAATAACAGAAATGAAGGGTGTTGACTTCTCAGAAGACATTATTCTTTATGCTGTTCTACAAAAATACGACACTCCAAATAAAAACGGTAGAATATATCCTGAGAAACTTCTCAAACGAGAAATGGATAAATATAAGACCGTTATCGAGAAAGGGAGTGCATTAAATGAGTTAAATCACCCATCATCTTCACTTATAGATTTAGATAGAGTATCACACACGATCACCGAGACTTGGTGGGACGGTAAGATACTTATGGGAAAAATTAAACTACTTCTTTCACCTGGATGGAAAAAATCAGGTATTGTAAGTACTAAAGGTGACCAAGCCGCAATGTTACTTATGAATGGAGTGACATTGGGAATATCTTCAAGAGGTGTTGGGTCATTAAAATCAGAAAGAGGACAGAATATAGTACAGGAAGATTTCGAATTGGTGTGTTTTGACTTAGTGTCGTCACCATCAACACCTGGTGCTTATGTGTTTAACGATCCTTCAGATAGAGAAAAATACGCCGAGAGTATAGAGGAAAAACCAATAGTGGATGATAGAATGTCGAGATTAATGGGTAAGATGGATACATTTTTAAATAAATAATTCAATTTATTATTGATCAGAACACCATAAAAGTAATTTTTTCTTAAATAACAAGTATTTATTAATAAATAAAAAAACAACAAATGAGTAAAAAATCCATTTTAGAACAAGCATTGCTTCAAGTACAAGATCTTGAAGAGGCAGTTAAAGCGAACGCAAAAGGTATACTTGCTTCAACCATGAAGGAAGAACTAAACG